GTACAGTAGATGTTTCTTTTACCTTAGTTGCTAATACACGTTCCATCATCATTAACTTTAAATATGTTGGGTTTTGCTCGCTAGTATGGAATTCTCTTGTTTGGCGATGCTCGTGGACTAGTTTTTGTACTTTGTTTAGCATAGTACGGGCTTGTTTAGAGGAAATTACATCAACATTGATGCTATCTCCAAAATAACTTTCAAAAACCTTAGCGGCTTGTTTTGAAGGACTGGGTGCGGACAGTTCGAACAGTTTCATTATTAAATCCTTGTTGTTGTAAGTATTTAGCTCGATTGACACAATTTACTAATTCATTTTCTAATTTTTTCTTATGGATAATCTTAGTTTCTAATTTAGTTCCTATAGTTTCTCGAAATAAAGGTTGCTTACTATTATCTCCTATTTTAGCGCGAACATTTATATCATTTATTAGTGATGTTAGTTTATTATCTAACGTTAATATATTTCTCGCTAAGTTATAATTTTTGTACTTGTCTGCTATACACCAACTAAGTGCTGTTTTAGTGCTTGAAAACAACCCTACATCGGATGATGAACAGTAAACACGAAATCCTGGTTTTTCTGGTATTATACGATATTTAAGAAATACTTCATATGAACCATCGTCTTCTTGCCATATGAGATTGTTGACTACAAAGCGGAATTCTTGATGAATTATTTGCTTTAATTGAATGTCTTCGTTCATTTTAAAACATAGTGCATGATTAAATAACCAATGGTACTGACTAAAAATCCTATTATACCAATTCCCCACGCAATTAATTGATCTGAACGTTTATTAGCCATGGACGAAACACTGTCTTTGACTTCAACAACCATTTCGCATAAGTGTGCGATATTTGCGGCCATATTAGACATTTTGTCTTCTAATTTATTATAGCGTTCAGCACATAATTCAACGTGTGCTTCTAGACTCTTTTTCTCAATATCAGTGGCTTCAATCATAGTGTTTCCTAACAAAGTATTTATTTTAATTCTTCAAACCATATATTTTGTTCAACACCGCTAGTAATTAGAATTGACGATAAATTTTCTTTGTTTTTAAGTCCTATAAGCATAGGTACACCATTACAATCTTCTAACAATGTTTTGACAGGATTTTCAGGAGGCCCAAAAATACCAGGAGTTTCAACTTCAAACTGAAACCTCCACAAGTTATCAATTTTTTTAGGTATAGTTAATTCAAAAATCTGTGAACGCATACTGATTAACTGTGTTAGCGTTTCCCAATTTCTCTGTTGATTTCTTGAATAATTCCAGGATTTTTCGTTATCTATTTCCTGTTCTGCTTTATCTCTAAACGGCACTCGCGATGATTTATAGTGCCCAGTAACACCTGTTGAAGTAATGTCAAAAAATGTCTTACAAGAAAATTTCATTTAGAAGTTTTTAATAGTTCAAATAAAACTTCAGCTTTTTCACATAGTTCATTAAGAGCAACATTGCCATCTCTAGCATTAAATATTTCCATCCAACGTTTTTGTCTTTCAATATCTGCTATTTCTTCATCTAACAATGGATCTCGTAAATGAAGTTCACGTGCTTTGTCTCCTGGTCTTCGAGCATATACTGTTCTCCCTCCATCTGGACTCTCAAAAATAGTAAGTTCTGTAATTTTGCTTATTGTCATAATGTGAATATTTAACCCATTATAACATGGGCCGTAACTAAAGTCAACAAAAAACCCACCGAAGTGGGTTTTTGTTTTAAAGTTACCTTTAAATTAACTATTGCTAGTTGCTGTAGATGCCAAACGGAATCCAACATTTGTAACTGTAGCGGCTGCAACGTTGCAATATGAATTAGCAGAGCTATTATAGATATTGCCTAAACCTTGAATTGCGGCTTGTAATGTTGAAGCTGTATAAGCACCTGTTGGGTATATAGCAATACTCATGTCAACTGTATTATTTGTATTGTCAACTTGATAAATTGCTACTGTAGCAGTCTGTTGAATCTGTTGAAGAATCTGTTGAACTGCGCCATTAACACCAGCTTGGTTAAAAGCTGAATTACCTAAACCGATACCAAAAAAGTCTAATTTAGGACCAGCAAAGTTAACTGGTGTACCAGCTGGGCTATATGCTGTGTTTGCTGATAACTGAGGACCGTTTAGGGTATCAGTTGCGAATACTGGTTGTGATCCGCCGTTTACTAATGGAATAAATGCCATGTTAAATCTCCTTATATATATGAACCTTTCGGTTCTGCATTTATTTAGTTAAACTGTCAAAAACAAGAAGTTTGGTATCTTATATTTTGGGCTGTTTGGTAGCACGTGTAAAGTCAAATCTATTGACAAATTTAACTGTCCCACCTGGGATGGCTATGACCCATCCTTCTTGACCTGGGTGCTGTAAATCTAATTGGTGCAACAAGTCAGTTTTAATATCATGAAGTAAAACAAAAGCTGAAAAAGCCGCTGATAGGCCTTGTATATTACTTCGTGGGCTTTGAAAATATTCAACAATATTATTATATTTGCGTGGTGTAACTTTAGTTTTTAACCATTCTGCAAATCCAGGTACTAACTGATTAATATCAAACTTAGTGATATTAACATTGCCAATTAAACTGTTGATGTAGTCTACGCAGAGTTTTGGTAAATCTGTAATTTGTAGTTGCCTAAGTTCAGCTGGATTGAATAGTGTGTCTATATCTTTTCCGTGTTGACTTAGTAATGTTTTTAACTGTTTAACTAGTTTATTGTCGCTTGGCTGTACATTTTCACTAGGACGAATGGGTTCTATTAATAATAACCCAGGTACAGGATTTAATTTTACATTACCCAAAGGCTCTTTTGGGCCACCTGGTTCTTTAAATCGTGTATGTATAGCTATACCTACTTCACTATTGCCTATTTGTTGTCCTAACGGACTAGCGGCTGGTATATTATATTGAACTATATTTGGTTTAAAAACATAAGCCCCTTTAATTTCAGAGGGAGTAGATGTATATAATAAATCTCCTTGTATAAACCCCCTAAAATTTTCTGGAGTTGCGGCTTCTAACATTGGCCAAATTTTTTCGTAAATAGGAGCCAAGTTAGCAGTACGATTAGCAGATTTACCCTGTGCGGCAGCTTCGGCATCTCTTTTTTGTAAATGACTTCTAATTTGTTGCGGACTAGTAAACATTCCATTATACCCGCGAGCTGTTGCTCCGGCAACATCGGTCAGAATAAATGTTCCTGCGGCATCTCTTCCAAATATAATAGCTGGTGTACCATCCCATTTTACAGATGTTGATGTTTTTGTATTATCCTTAAGATGTTCTATTACCGACAGCGCATCTTTAATACCAGCACTGCCACGTCTAAATACTAAATCTTCGATGTGTTCTATGCCTTTAGCCTTGCCACCTTCAACTTCTTCAATTAATTTAGTCATGCCTTGCTTAACTATACGATCTCTTAAACGAGCCAAAAAGTGTACATCACTTTCGCCACGAGATTCGTCTAACTCAATTCCACTTTTGGCAAAGTTTGCTTTGGCATCTGCTAATTTTTCTTCACGTTTAGGATCACCTTGTAGTGCCTGTAACATAGTTTCAACACTATATAAGTCATCACGAGTGGCACGTTTATTCAGCATTAGTCTTGCGATTTCATCTGGATCAGCTGATACCACTTGATTATTAGCACGATCTACCAAGCCTTTGCGAGTTATTATTTTGTATCCAGATGCTTTGGCAATGCTATTAAGCATAATGTGTCTATCAACCGCACTGTATTTGCTGTTAACCGGATGTGTTATAAAAAACCTTCCTATCTCCATATTTTCCATAAACATAAAATCTGTCTGAACATAACCTTTGGTGGGATTTCCTGCAATAGGAGTTTTAAAGTGTATTTGATCAGCACCTTTTTTTATATATTCTTTGGGATTTAATTGATGACTGTTACACCATTGTGTTAGTTCTGCTATTAATTGATCAGGAGAAATTTCCGTAGGACTGACTTGGAGATCTAAATCTCCCGAACTGGGTTTTTTACCTGTTGAACCTAACCAACGCTCGGGATAGCCAGTATCGGGGTCTATATTTCCACGTAAATCAAGCCCGGTTAATTGCTCAAGCCAATCTACAGTAATAGGTACATCAGTTTGATTAATTCGTTGAGTTAATGAGCGACCTTCCTTATCTTTAAATACATTACCGCTCTCTAGTAGTATATTATACATTACTTTGTTGCCTTTGCCGCTTGAATTAGTGTATCAATATCTGGATTTCCAGTTGGTTCTAGTTTTGCCAAAGCACGCCATCCTTCGGTGTCTAGCTGGTGTGCTAACATAGAAGCTCTGGGAGATAAATTTCCTGGTTGATTAGACATAGTTTTTCTAGCAGTTCCAGAATTACTTGATTTAGTAGTTTCAATGTAATTTTTTGCCCCCATGGCAGTGAGCATAAAATGTTGATAAGCGTTGTCAATGTTGACGCGATTTTTAGACATAATAGCACTGTCTAATTGATTTATAGCGTTATCTATTGCTTGTTTAGTCTCGGCATTTTGTAAGGCTGCTCCAAATTCTGAACCTATTGCTTTTTCTGTCCAATGTATAATATTTGACTTTAAATCATTGACTTTTGGCACTGCGACAGGTTGATTTTTTATTTGTGGTGGTACTATGATTCCACTTGGTGATGTAGTAGATCCATCAGGTATTTCAACAGATTCGTTAATATCAGCATTTCCTATGATAGATTGATAAAATTGTGGCCTTAATTGTTCTATCTTCTGTATGATTTGAGGATTTCTTTTGACATTTTCTATTGACCCATCTAATGTCTGTGATCTAGATTTTTCTGCGGCTTGGGCTACAGTTAATGGCTTTCTAGAAGCAACATTAACTAAAGTGTCAGGAACATGGTAACCTTGTTTTTTCAAAGCATCTAAAGACTTTAATGTTTTAGTATTTCTTTTAGATTGCTGTTTTATAGCTGAATTAGCTCTGGCATTTGTTATATTATTTGCTATAGTATCAGATTTATTAATAAGAGTTTTACCCAAACTTGTGTTACTGACAGCGGATTTTACTGCGTCAAGTAAGCCTTCGTCAAGTTTTTGACCTTTGGTAATTTCATAAATCTGCATCAGTTTTCCTTACGGTACGTGTAAATTTACTTGGATCACGTAACTTAATGGCATTAATTAATTTTCGGGTAAGATTTTCTGCTTGCTCTGGACTGTAGGTGGAATCAATCTGCTCTAATAATCTTATAGCACTAGCAATTATATTTGTTGCCCGATTTTCAATTATATGACGACTATCTTTCTCGGCATATAAACTTTCTAATTCTTCTAAAATACTACGTGTTTTTTTCTGCATTTTGTACAGGCACCTTTTATATATTTAGCGGATTTTCTATTAAGTGTCTGCCTTTAACCTGCTTTAATTTGACCTAATAATTGTTTTAATTTATTGCTTTGTACGTCGGCTTTAATTTTCCCTACTTCCCCTAGATCTTCATCTATAGCTTCACTGTTGCTGACTTTGCTCTGTGTTTTGATATTATCGTAAATATTTTGTTTTTTGAATGAATTAACCGGGGCTTCTGTTTCAGGCAAGTCAGTAATACGCATAGTTTCTACATTATATTCTAATTCCACTTTTTGACCCGTTCCGTTACTGGTACGAGTTTTCATACACTGTAATTGATAACGCCCACGTTCTTTCATAGCACGACTTGTAAAGATACCAAACACATTATCTGCTGTGTTAATTTTACTAATACCACCCGAAATATGACTATGATCAAATTCTATTTCTTCTACTGCCGCACGATTTAATTGACTTGCTGTTACAAATAATACATTAAGTTCCTTGGCTAAATTACGCAATTCTTCAGAAACATATTTGTCCTTGACGAATAAATCATTGGGACTGACTTTGGCGCTTACTGGCATTAGTAAATCTAAATAATCTACCATTAAAAAGTCAATGTTAATGCCTGTTTGAACTTGTACTTCTTTAACATAAGCACGAATATCATTGACTGTACTCTGTGCTGGCAATGCTTTTACACGATATTTGCCGGCTTTTTTGCCAAATATTTTAACTTTTAATTCGGCAGATTCTAAGTCTTTTCTAATGTCTTTTGTACCCATTCCTGCTAGCATAGCATCAGTGCGTAATCCAACTAATTCTTCACTTAATTCTAAACTGATATACGCTCCGCTCAATCCCTGTTCAAGCCAACTAATGGCAATATTCATCATAACTAAAGACTTACCCGAACCTGAACCTCCAGCAAAGATGTTTAGTTCACCTCTACTAAATCCTCCGTATAACAGTTTATCTAAACTTGGCCAGCCTGTACTGACTTGTCCTCCGCTATTAAAGTATCTGTCATTACGTTCTTTAGGATTGGCAAAATAGTCTGTACCCATGTCTTTTTGTAAACTGATCTGAACTGCGTCTTTGATTAATTTCTCTACTGGACTGAAATCGCCTTTGTCTAGCATATCATAGGATTTAAGAATAGCACGACTAAGTTCTTCTTTTTTAGTAAATGCCTCAAATTCCTCCATAAACCAATTTAAATTTCCCTCAGGTAAATCTTCTAACTTAGTTAGTTTAATACCAGTTGATGCTGATACTTGTTGATGTACCGGCAAACTTCCGTGTTCATCATAGTGATTTTTAATGAATTCGGCAGCCGAACGTATGCTACGATCAAAATTTTCCGGATTGTAAATATTCTGTACTCGTACAAATGATTCAGCATCATTCAGCATCATCTCTAGAAATAGTTTTTGTACGTCAATATTATAGTCGTTTAACAAGTTGTTTCCTTTTTATTTCAATTTTGTATTTGTTAGTCTCTCTGGCATGTAATATAGTTAGTAAGGTTGGTAATTTACCCATATTAATTACAGCATCGTTTACATCTTTAACTCCTTGTGGCCATTCTGGCATACTAACAGCCCAGCCCAATTCTATTGCTCTATCGACTAAAGCCATACCGGCTTTATCTTGATCTGGTACTACTGTTATATTTTTTCCTAAACTCTTAATCACTTGTACCTGTTGTGTATTGATATCGTTGTGTAGTAGGGCAACTGCGTTGATTGATAGTGCGTCAAATAGTCCTTCAACTACAATCAACTGTGTCCAATTTTCTTTTTGTAAGTCTGTGCCAAATACATAACCATTCTGTATGTCAGATATAAATCTTGGTGATCTACCGTCAATATAACGAGCAGAATGTCCTACCATTATGCCGTTGTGTGTAAAGGGAACGACAATACGTTGAGAAGCACGACCAGTGTCTTTAGGTGATATCATATATGGATAGGCTATACTGTCTATTTTACGATTTTCTAAGTATGCAATATAGGGTAAATGTGCTGGATTGTCAATATTGATGAGTTCCAAGCCGGCTGGTAAGTCACGTTCTTCAAATTCTACAGCTTTGATTACAGTTTTTTGCCCCTCTAACAATCCATATATTGTTCTATGTCTTAGACTTTCGATATTGATTTGTTCAATAATAGATGTATCAACTCCCATCCAATTCAATAGATTACGTGCTTTAAAAGATAGACTGCGCCCCGAAACAAAGCCGGCTGTAAACCCGCAGTTAAAGCAGTGATAACTCCACCCGCCTTCCGCTGTTAATTTCAATCCACCACGTTGTCTACGATCTTGATTTTCTCCGCGATGTATACAACAGGGTGCGTTGAACGATATCCATCCAGAACTAGTACTTTTTCTTTTCGCAGGCAAAAAAGACACAATATCAATCATACTATATTATAGCAGTGATTAGACTATAATACAAGACTATCTATACAGTAAGTTTGTCACAAACCCTGTTGATATAACCGGAAATGCGCCTTGATTGGCTGGCGGTACGGGATAAGCGGCTGGGTTTATACCGCCTGATGGAATTGGCCAATATCCTGAACCACCGTGTATGACATTAATACCGGTTACAGTTCCACTTCCTCCTATAGTAGCCTCCACTACGGCCCCGGATCCATTGCCCAAGATATCTACTTTCGGTGGTGCTAAATAGCCCGATCCACCATTAGTAACTACTACACTTGTCACAACACCTTCTGTACATACCGCATAAGCCACAGCAGGAACTCCTGGTGGATTCGGAGTAGCCAATACTGAGTTATTAAAACACAATCTTATTAAAGGATACCATCCTATGATATTCATATAGATAGTTCTTGTTTCATTATAATAAGTTGTGCTTTCTGTACAGTTGACCCAAATACTTTGATAATTTTCTGCCCACTGTGCTTTGATAGTTCCTGTATATCCAATTAAATCCATTTGTACAGTGGTTACATAGTTTTCTGGTACAATAAAACTTGAATAAAATTCTGTATTGATAAAAGCATTATAATACCATTGTCCGTTGGCATTGGCAGCCCAACTTCCAGGACCTGCCCAGTCGGGTACATTTTGATAGCCCGCTCCATCTAATGGTCCTTGAGCAGCCAATTTATTAGTTGGAATAGTTAAGAAAGCACTTGGTACAAATTGCGGAAAGATAGAATTAACCAAGTCAACAGGAGCTCTGGCTCCGGCTTGAGCATTAGTGAAAACTGCCTGTGTTAAATTTCCGCTTTGAACAGCTATAGAATAAGATGCTGGTTGTGCTATTAATTCTAAGGTATCGGCAGCAGGAATAAAAACTTTTACCTGTCCTGTAGGAGCATTTAATATAGTCATAGGCTCCTGTAATAACATATTAGTACCTTGAGTATCGGTTAGCCGAAAAGTAAAAGTACAACCAGTTACATTCACTGGTTTTTGGTCTTGATTGACAAAGCTGAATAATAAAACA